ACGGGGGAAGGTGATGTCGAACTGCGGGCCGATCGGGTTGTTCGAAATGAACTTGAGCGCGCCTTCAACCTGAGTTTCCCCGGCAACGATCTGATCGCGCGTGGACGCCGCCACGGAATAGTTCACTTCGATGGATCCACCGATCGCTGCGCTTCCGACGGGGATGTAAACCGTGCCGAGGTCGGCATCGAGAATGTAATCCTCATCGAGCGTGAAGGTCACCGGCGTCGTCGCAGCCCCATCGGTAATAACGACGGTTGCGACCTTTCGGGCACCGGACGGATTGGTGTCGCTGAAACCGAGCTGATAAAGATCGCCGGCTTTGACTTCTTCGAAGGTTTCTTCAACGTTCGAACTGGCGGTGACGGTGACCGTCGTCACCTCGCTCATAAAGAAGTACGCTGCATTCTCGGCCTTCATATCGTCCGTCGTTACGGAGCCGGTCAACGTCGCTTCGATGGCAACTTCTTCGTCCAGTGTGCGGAAGCCGAGCCGCGACGAATAGTGCGGCATCGTTTCAGCTTCGCGAGCCAGTGTGAATTCGGGCGTATTACCGAGTTCGCGAAAGGGACCTGGAATCTGCGTTCCGGGCTTATATTTGGCGAAAAGAGCGGTTCCGCGCGGTACAGTAAGATTGCGGGATTGCAGGTCCATTGAATTTCTCTCCTTGTGAGTATTACGACTATAACGTGATTTTATGCTACGCGAAAGGCGTCTCAAGGTTTTCGGCAAGGCCGAGGGTTACTGGTATGAGGAAATAGGCCACGCTCGAAACCTCGTCGTCCGGTGGGCGATGTACGGGCTGGCCGATCGACAACGACATCACGCATGGCGCTTTATTTCCCAGGTCGAGAATATCGAAGCGATTCGCTTTGGCGCGGACCAGCGCCCGGATGACTTCGGCGGACAATTTGTAAGCCGGATCGAGCGGATGTTCGTGATCGTCTTCGACGAAACCCTGGATGAGCACGCGGAACTGATTGACGGCTGCGGGAGAGGTTGATGTCCCGTTCACTGCGTCCACTGGCCGCGGATCTTCAAGCAACACGACCATGGGGCGAGGATCGTTGTCGCCAAACAGCGTCCTTCCACGGAACACGCGTTCTGCAGGGCGGCCGGCACTATCGACGAAATCCGACAGATCGAACTCACAGTCGTTCGCTGGATTGACCTGCTTCACATAGTGGCTCAATTGCTTCATGGCCCGCAGGCGAAAAGGATCAACCATTCAACAGCTCCAACTGCCTGAAAAACTCTTTTTCGAGGAATTCCAATGACTCAGGTGTCATCTCTTCATAAATGCCACCGCCATCGGAGGCGGAGCGAAGCGCCTGGTCGACCGACGGGCCGTACAAAAGCCATAGGTTCTTTCCCAACGACCGGGGCTTGTACGCTCCCTTGGGCAGCGACCCGTCTGTGCGGACAGCGAGTCCGACGTTGTTGTTCTTCAGGCGCATGAGAAACGCGCGGCGAATGGATCGGGTCTGACCCGGCTTGACCGTCACGTTGATCTTTCCGCCTTTGTGACGCTGTCCACCGGACAACGGTTTTTGCTTCGTGAAACGGGCCAGCGAGGTTGCGGACCCCCTACCCTCAATCACGGTCTCAAGCGAACTACGTTTCGCCTTCGTCTTCAGCCAGAGCCGCTTGCTAGAAGGAGAAACGTAAGACGCTGGAAACGCTACCTGGTTACGGGCAGCACGGGCAAACTTGGTGCGGTCGCGCGTCGCTGTCGTGTTGAGAGCACGAACCAACGCCAACTCGGTCGTGTTCGTCATTTCATTGACGAACGAAAGTTGATCGAATTCGATGGCAATTACTGCTGCGACCATGGTGGGATGCCCCTCCACTCGTCGCCCGAGGTGTCGACCTGAGAGAGCAAGCTTGCCAGTTCCGCTTTCGTGGCGGTCCTGACCTCAACCCATATGAAACCCTCTCGTTCAGGGCGGCTCGGGCCGGTCACATATGCCTCGACATCGCTGAGAATGACGAAGGCGCTGGCGACCACGTTGGCCACTTCTGCGACCTTGAAGATGACGCGATCGACGATGTCGACAATCTGCCCGGTTCCATCTTCACCCTGCGCCTCAAGGACAGCAGGGCGCTGATGCAGCCGGATGTTGACGGGCACGGGAGTTCCCGCGGCGTGGGTGAGATACACCGCGGGAATCGAGAAGGTTTCATGGACTGGAAGCAGGTGTTCTCGCTTCCTTTCCCGCCAGTTCATCAGACGAGCGCTCCGCTTTCACCTTCGCCAGCCGCAAGGGTTACACCCTCGCCCGATGCAGGAGGTTCGGTTCCGGCTGCCGAAGTCTTCGACGGCGTCGCTTTACCCTTTCCCTTGCCTTTGCCCGACTTGGTTTCGTCGGCGCCGGTCTCGTCATTGTCGAGATCGATTTCCTCGTCGGGATGGGCTAGCTTGTAAAGCTTCATCTCGTCGGTGGTCGGCTCGCGAACTGCGCCGAGACGGAGCATGTCTTTGTAGTCTTTGTCGGTGAACTGTTGCACCTGACCGACGGGAAGCTCTTCATCCTTGCGACGGATGCTATGAAGCGTAAAACCGTATTCCATTTTCTCAGTCTCCTGTTGATGGGAAAAAGCATCCCCGTGCAGGGGATGCTGTATGCTCTTTGAACCGACGCCGCCCGCTGGTTACGGTGCGATGACGTTAGCCAAGAGAGTGGCGTTCGGGTTGATCGGAACGAACAGCGGAGCCGACTTGTGGGTGATGTATTCGACTTCCAGGTCGCCCGGCTGCTCCCAGTTCTTCGGGAAGATCGGGAGAGCTTCGTAGCCAGCTTTCTTGTCGATGATCCGACCGAATGCGCGAGTACCGCTGACTGCCTCCGCGGTGCTCGTGAAGAGGATCTGGTGGTTGCCGATGTAGCGCGCTGCTGCACCGGTTTGCGGATCGATGTAGGTCGAATTGTCGACCCAAAGCTCGATCGACTGACCAGACCCGCCACCGATGGTCATTTCACCCACTTTGAACACCGGATCGCCGGAAACGAGGCCGCGTTCGTAGGTGATGTTCCCGCCCTTCAGGTTCAGGTCCAGGTGCGTCTTGAACTCTGCGTCCTTGCGCATGATGGCCCAAACACCGCCGCCCATGGTCGCACGAACCGGGACGCCGCCGAAGTCTGCCGTCGCCATCCGGTCGATCACCAACTGGAAGAAGTCGACGATCGAAACACCGGCTTCGCCGAAGCGGCTGCCGGCACCGAGCGTGATGGTGTGGTTCGCTGCGCGTTTGAAGTCGACGAGCGTGGTCGGGTAGTTTTCACCAGAGATGGTGACCTTGCCGTCGCGAAGCGCGGTCGCCGCCATCCAGTTCCAGCGGCGATTGATGGCACGAACATGGCTCTCGGCGATGGCAGCGCGGATGAGCGTGAGGCGCTGCATCGGCGTAAGCTGCACGGGCATCTGAGACATGTTTGCATCGATACCGACACGACGGCGAAGCGGCATGAGCGGGTCGACCTGATCTTCCAGTTTGATGTACGCCGGCTTGAAGCGGAACGCCGTGCCGGTGTCTTCGTAGACCGACTCGCCGCGCGCGAGCGGCATGACGAACGGAGCGAGCTTGCGGCCCTGCACCGGCATCTTTTCGAAATCGATCCACTCGTCGTTGGAGCGCAGTTCGTAGGGGAACCACTGAGTCCAGTAGAGCGGATCGGGCTTGATGTCACGGAACACGCCAAGGAAGCGGCTGGTGTCCCAGAGTTCGAGATGTTGGGTCTGAGCGACCATTGAAGCCTCCTGTTACGCGCGCTTGGCGACGATGATGGTGGTGGGAGTGGGCGCGCCACGGAAAGCCGCCTGTTTCAGCGCATCCGTGCTGAAAGAGTCGTCCCATACGAGCGCGTCCTGGTTAAAGCAGCCGGAGTAGAACACCTGACCGTTGACGGCCGGGGAACCAGCACCGCCGCGCGACACGGCGTGGGCGAGTACGCCGATAGCCTGCACGTCGTCGTCGGGGCTGGCGCTCCCGGTAACGGCCGGCACCAGTTCACCGGTTGCGTTCAGGCCGAGAACGGTGAACTGCGCGTAATTCGCGTTCAGCGGAATCGGGAACGAATAGGCAGGTGCCAGTTCCGGGTGGGAACCTGCCAACAGATGGTTCTGCAGGTAGGTGTCGAGTTCCTCGAACGCTGCGCGGCCGGGATCTGCATAGGGAGGCGTAATGTTTGCCATCGCGGTTTACTCCTTGTTGTCAGAGAAGCCGGCGAGGCCGTAGCCGCGGATCAGCGCTCGGTCCTTCTCGGCATCGGTTGCCTGGTTGTCGTCATTGGCATCGGCACCAGCAGCGATGTTCGGCTGCGTCGTGCCGTCCATGGCGGCGGTGAACATGCCGGCAGGGGCACCCGCGCCGGGCTGCGTGGCGGCGGCAGCGTCGGGTTTTGCTTCTTCCGGCAGCGATGCCAGAAACTCCGTCGCCTCATCAGCAGACATCGATGTCTTAAGGGCGGCGGTCAGCGCGGCAGTGGGACGCGCCTTGCCAGCGTCCGAGCCGATGATCGCGTTGATGCGAAAAATTGCGTTGGCGGCGCCGGTCTTTTCACCTTCTGCGACACCTTCGGCACGTGCGGCAGCGACCGCAGCTTCGTGTTCGGCCTGAGAGTTTTCGGCCATTGGTTCATCTCCTTCTTGTGAGAATGTGGCCTGTAAGGCCGATACGGCGTCTTCAAGATTTCCGATGGCATCAGCCAGTCCAATCTCGAGTGCCTGACGAGACATGAAGGTTTGAGCATCGGTCTCGTCGACCGCCTCATCACTCATGCCCCGACCCCTCGCCACCATGGCGACGAATTGCGAATGCAGTTCTTCGACCTCCGCCTGCCACTTTTCCTTCGTGGCGTTCGACAGAGGTTCGATTGAATTGCCTTGAAACTTGCCCGGCTTCGATCGAACGATCGTTGGGGTGATACCCGCCTGCTCGAGCATCTTGGAACGTTCGACATGTGTCCGGACCACGCCGATCGAACCTACGCCCCCAGTGCGAGCAACAGTGATGTGTGATGTGGCAGCGGCGATGTTGTAGGCGGCGGAGTAGGCAAACTCGGCAGCGACAGCGCGAATCTGCTTAATTGAGCGCGTCTCGTAAATGAAATCGCAGAGATCCCAGTTTCCGGAGACCATCCCGCCGCCTGAATCAATGACGAGGATGATCGACTTGACCTGACTATCGTCGCGTCCACGACGAACCGCTTCACGGATGTATTCGTAACCGGTCAGCCAATCGCCAACCTGATACGGAAAATTGTTCAGAAGAATGCCTTGAACCGGCACATAAAGAATGCCGTTCTTCACATTGTATGGACGATACCGATAACGGTAATCATCCTCGGCGTACCAGAAATCGTTTTCGTTCGCGGCCATCTTGTCGATCTCTGCGAGATGATCTGCCGCCATATGCGAATAAGTTTCGAGCCACGAACCACGGGTTTCGGCAACGAGAGCGGTGCTGTCCTGAAAACGTGCGAGGATTGCGTTCACGCCGCCTCTCCTTCTCTTGGTGTGGCGGACAGTGAGTTTTCCATGTCCTTGGTATCAGTGCTGTCGTAGATCGACGGATTGCCGTAAAAGCTGTCCAGTTCCCGCTCTCGCTGGATCTGGCGTGCGACGCGGCGATAGTCGCCGCCGCTCATTTTCGCGATCTCGGCTTCCTTCGTGGAGAACCCGCTTTTCACCTTGAGAACGGCGGCCTGAGTTTCCTTGAGCGGATCGATCTGACCCTGCCCCGCGCCGATCCATTCGCACGCGCAGTAGGCTTCGGCGTTCAATCCCTCGTAAAAGAGCGGCACGTTCTTTCTTTTGAGGCATTCGAGGTCGTTCTTGTTGATCGCTTCCTCGAGCCAGAGGCGATAGATGAAGTTGGCAACGCCATCGGCGGCAATCGCCTTCTTGGCATTCATACCCTTCTGCGTTTCGCCAATCGAAGCGCGAGCCGAGGAATAGTTCGTCTGTGTGAAATCGCGCGAGAACTGCTCGTAGGAAAGCCCGAGGGCTGCTGCGATGTAGCGCAGAAGGCTTTGTTCGTACTTGTCGCCGAGGGGGCCGGTTGCACCGGTATTTTGAAGCTTCAGCTTCGTGCCGGGCGCAAACACAGGAATTTTGGCGCCGTCCATGTGCAAGTTAGTTGCATTGGAATTGTAGGCCTCAATAGCCCCCAAGTATGCGGTCATCCATTCGACAGTGGCGTTGCCCTCAGGAGTCTGTCCGCCAAGGGCTGCCAAGACATCATCAGGAATTTCCGACTCAACCGAAGCTGCGTAGCTGGCTGCGACGACAGCGCGTTCCAGTTCCGTGCGACGAAAATGCTTCGTCATACGCATTTCGGAAAGCGCCGAAACCAAGTCAGATACGCCGCGGGACTGATCAGGGCGATCCTGCTCATAAATATGCAGGATCATTGGTCGACCCCACCGGTTGCGAGCGGGAACCCGTGTCCAGTTCATCTCGGAAAGACTGGAGAAATCGTGATAAGGGCCGTCGTTCGGATGGGAGTTCCGGATGTGATACGCAATGGGAGCACCGCGCCGATCCCGCTCAACGCCGTTTCGGATACGTGACCAATCCTGAATCAGCTTGTCCATCGGCGTGGAGAGCCTGTCCGTGTCGATCATCTGCACTGCTGACCGATAAGGGCGGCCATCGGCCGGCATCCATTCGGCGCTTGCCAGAATTTCCCCGCCGCCGAAGAACGTGCAGACACCGAGGCGAACCTGCGCGGTGAAGGTGTTGATGCGGGCGGCGTCGACCCATTTCTGCTGGCTTTCGCCCCACAGCATGAACTTGGTCTCAACCTCTTCCTGAAACGCCTCTTCCCACTTCGGGTCTTCCTTGCCCCACAGGACCTTCGTCTCAGGACGAGCATTGAGCTGGTAGCGGGAACCGACGATTGAGTCGCGGTAGATGTCAGCGCCACCAGACACGAACGCATCATTGCGAATCGTATCGCGCGACCGGGCATCAAGATTGGTTTTCTCAGGGAGAATTTCGGCGTCGGCCGAGCGAATGGCGGGCTGCCAGCGTGCAAGACGGTCGACTTTCGATGCGCCATCATAAGCGACACCGCCCGATGCTGCCGCCGTAGCACCGGGCGGTTGCACCGCATCGGCAACCGCTGTGGAGACATCAGCGGCAGTTCCGATCAGGTCTGAAAGATCAACAGCCGCTCTCATCCCCACGTCGGCCTCATGACACGATGCGGAGTTGTCGGCTGTCCAGCGATTTGAGCTTTGAGGTCTTCGATATACTGACGAAGGCGGGAGATATTTGCCATCGTGTAGCGGACGGACTCGCCGTTGCTATCACGAACCTCGGCGATGCCTTTGCCGGTCAATAGCTCGTGGAGGGCTTTTTGAGCCTCTCGTAACCAAACCTGCAATTCGGCGTTCGTCGCCATTTGTCACCCCGCAATGCGCTCTTGCAGGGTGAGTAATACCGCCGTTCATTCTTAATTACAATATTAAGTTGGAATTTTATAAACCATTTCCGTGTAGCGCCTATCACAGGCGTCGTAATAACCGCAGCGGGCGAAAATGCATAAACAAAGCAATTTCAACCACGTTAATGAGCAAGTTCATCAAGGCCTCCTTTCTTTTCAAGCGTTGTCGTTACGTGACAAATATGCACTCAAAAAGTGAAAGTCAATCTTGATGTGATTTTTATGCTAATTTTTTTGCAAGCTCCGCCAGTGCGTTAAGTCCGGTGGGTTTAACTGGGGGAGGATCGTCATCAACCTGACCGCCTGAAACGAGGTCGTTGCGATCCCACTCTTCCGCCCAAGATGGCGGGTTTTTCCAGTCGATGCGGTCGAAACCGAAGTGTGTGTAGGGCACGTTCTTCTCGATCGGCCTCAACGAAATACCCTCGGCATAGTAGGTCAGGTCGAATGCTTCGTTGCGCTTCTTCCGCGTGTTCAACCACCCCTTGGCTGTTCGTGTTTCCGAAGTGAGCTGCACAAAATACCAGTCCTCGGCCCAGTCAGGGAATCGCAGCATGCCGCCGTCGACACCCTCGTCAGCGATTCGCCGGGACATCAGCAACGAGACGGCGTCCTTGAGCTTGTTGGAATTGAGCATGACCACGGGCACGTCACCGCGTGCGATGGCAAGCGGGCCTTTCTGCGACGAGTCTGGCCATTCAGTCCGCGCCAACGGTTTCGACTTGGAAGCCTCACCCTTCACCAGGATGAAACGGCGATGCGACCCATCCTGTTTCGCCTTCAACCGACGCCAAAAATTATACGCATGGGCGGTAACCCCTTCCGCGCCACCCGAGTCGGAGGCGGTTGCGCGGATCGCCATGCGCCGGCCACTTCCGTCGCCTAGTTCGTATGTCTTGTTCATCACCTCTGGAATCAGGACATCCCAGTCCTCGCCGAATGCGGCAGGATCAATAGGCAGACGATCGGCGTTCGCATTACGGCGGTTCGACAGACGAACCTTGAACATGTCGACGACAACGCGATCACCGTCGGCCGTGTATCCCAAGACCTGAACGACAAACGCGCTCTTCTGGATATCGACCGTGGCGACAAGATAACGCACGCCTTCAGGAACAAGCGGTTCCTCTGGTGTCGACCCCCAGTCTTCACCCTTGGCTTTCAGCAGTTCTGGCGCGAAATCGGACAGGCGTGCCTGCGGGATGTAGAAACCACCTTGGTCAGTGGTTCTCGTCTTCCGTAGGGGGCCATCGTCACCGGTATCCTCAAGAGCCTTCAACGCCCGAAGTTCTTTTTCAACCAGTTGGCCCCAATCCTGATATGCGGCCGCAGGGCCTTTTAGCCAAAAAGATGCGATCGAAGACCTTGTGACCTTCATACCGGGTCTGACATCGATGTGTTTGTCTGAGCCCGGTCGGATGAATTCCCCCTCGCGAATCCAGTCGCCGAAGCTGTTCATTTCATCTTTCCATCTAGGCTCAATTATACAGCCATGTGGGCAGATCATGGTCGTGCTCTCTCGCGCTTCCATGGGATCGTCGCTCTCCCAACGAAGAAGCTTGAAATCAGGCTCAAACCAATCGTTGCATTGCGGGCAACACCACTGCCAGCGCTGACGGTCGCCCCGGTTGTGGAGTTCAAAGATACCACGGATCGGCGGAGCTTCGTGCGGCGAGGCCGGCATCCATCGCGGGTTTTCGATTTCCTTGTTCGGGTTAGGCGAAGATTCGGCGACGGTCATACCGAAGCGTTTGAACGTCGTTGTTCGCATGGCACCGAGGTCGAACGGATTACCTTCACCGTCAACATCGTCGTCCATACGGTCATAGTCTATGAACATGACCCGTGGCACGGTAATGCCTGACAGGTTCGATGCGGTGGGATACGTTAAGAGGAACCTCATCCCGCTCTTGAAAGCTTTGTCGAACGTGTTGTCGTGCTGGCGGGACGTTAACTGCTCGGCACGCACATCGGTCGACGCTAACAAATATCGTTCCAGGTCACCCTTTGACCACTTGCGCGCGTTTTCTCGGTCCATGTGGACATAGAGCATGTCGGCAGGGTCGGTTTTAACCGTGTGTGTGATCCAGTTGAGGCCCATCAACGTCTTACCGGTTCGAGCCGGACCGACAAAAACCATACCGGTGTAATCAAGCGACGTGAGCACGTCCTGCGGCTTCTTGAGATACGGCGTCTTCTCAAGTGACCAAGGCTTGCTGTACCCGCCCCCACTGCCCACGCGCGAGAACTTTTGCCCGGCCTCGGTCACGGTCATCCGGTTGGAAGGCTTCATGTCGTCGAAGGCTGAC